TCAGGCCGCACAGGCGGCTTGATCGTGTCGGGGATGGTTTCCCGCGCCTGATGAGGCGAACCGCATCAGAAACGCAAAATAGGAGCGACAACGATGAAAGTACATCACACAAAATACAAGCCACGCTATGAGGCATATATTCTCGATCACATCGAGGAAGATTATGACGGCAACGCTTTAGAAACAAGGCAGGAAAAAATCAAACATTTGTTTCATAGATTCAATGGCGAATATGGGTGGCGCATTGAGCAAGCCGGGAAGCGTCAAGCTATGACCGAATGGCTGCAAGGTTTGGCGATTAGCTTTGCCTGTTACAATGGCGAGATAATCGACCTTGCCATCGAAATGGGATCAATAGACGAGAATCCAAGCGACCAGCTAATCAGTAGAGTTTTAGAGGGGTATTTCCCCTTTATGGCAAACATAATCATCGGCATGGAATCGGAGGCAGCACAATGACAAGCTGGGATTGTGGAAATTGTAACCATCACTGGCAAGCAGAGCAGCATCAAGAGTGTTGCCCCAGCTGCAACAGTTGGGCTGTTATGACAACGGATGATTGGAGTGTCGAGGATGCCATTGACCAAGCAATGGGTAATGATTAAGCCTTAACCTTACGAGGACGGCCACGCTTTTTAGGCGCTGGCCGTTTTTCTTTGCGCTGCTCGACATCATACGCTATCGCAGCGTATCCCGCCAAATCCCTATAGCTATCCGTTGAGCCGCGATTTCCTTTAATCCTTGCAACCTTAAACAAGCACATAATCATCGCCACGTCATCCGGCGACAATTCACGATCCAGATAGCCGCCAATCAGTTGAGCCGCGCATTTCATGTTTTCCAGCGGGTCGCCAAACTCTTTGTCTCTATCACCATCTACTGTCTTTTGCGCAGACGCTAATAATTCAGAACGGAATGTCATCGTTAAACACCTCTCTCTTTTTTGGTTTTACAGATTCAATCTCAGCACCAGGCCAATGTTGTTTGACCTCATTTACAAAGCTATGTTTGGTATCGAGCAGCCGGACTACATCATCGAGCGTGTAGGTGATCGCATCACTGTCCACAAACTTGGCGTCACCGGCATCTTGGACAAACGCATACTTCTGGCCTGCATCACCTCTGTGATACCAAACGCCGAACACTTGCGGCTTATGGCCAGCTGCTAACACTCTCTTCTCAAGCACTCGCCAGCCCTTTATCATATCGCTGCATCGAGCAACAACCTCACTCACATCATCACCGCGCAACGCATTATCCAATCTGATACGCGCTTGCTCGAACCTGACAGCCAACGCTGGGTCAGCTAGTCGTTCCAGCTTACCAATGCCCCACCTCACCTCAACATCACGGGCAACCGCATCAAGTGACCTAACCGCTGCATTGATGGTCTGTGCTTTTCCTGCATCGTTATACATATCAGGCACTGGCTCATACTCGTCGCCGCGCTTTTTCGCCTGCCGTTTTACGCCTGCCCACTTCCCTGCCTGCATTACGCCACCGCCTTGCCAATCCGCAAGGATGGCATTGCGGAAGTAATGCCTTGGGGGTATGGGGGTTTTACTTCCGCATTACTTCCGCATTTTTTCACGTTTTTGGGCTTCATTTCCGCGTCATTTCCGCAAACCATTTTCTTACTTCCGCAGTTTTTGACCATTTTGGGCTTCACTTCCGCTGTTTTTGGCCTTTTTGGCCTTCATTTCCGCAATTTCATTGATGCTTTTTATGCTGTCTATCGCCCGTGTTTGCGCCAATCCTAGTTCTTCGAGAACTTGTTGTTGCTGTTGCAGCACATAGACGCACCGGTTTATGTTGGCTTCCATCGCCAGTATTCTTTGTTTGCTGATCCACATTGTCGCTATCCTATCTGTATGGTCGCCAAGCGCCAAACTCGGTTCCGTCATGCCAGGCGTCATATGCCTTTCCCAACACAAATGGCATGAACGAATTTTTTTGTGTTGAACTTGGAACGTGCGGAACCATGTTTTTATATTTCAGCATTTTTGTGATAAACGCTTGTTTGCTTGCGCCTGCCTTGATCGTTTTGTGCGCGATCTTCCAAAACTTTTTTTCGTCATACATATCGTCACCTCTAAATAACTCTCGCCACCGCACCTTGCGCATAGCGTCCACTGGCCGCAGCCATATCCGTCCGGTTCCCAATGCCAGCCGTCTTTGCAAGCCCAGCACTTCACAGCCAATTTATTCTCGGCTTTAACTTGAGGCTGCCTACTGGCTTGTCCCAAACAAACCACGCATATGCGGTCGTGCCATTGCCTGCTCTGACTTCATCACCCCGCCAGATTGTTAGCCTGCTGCTGAATATGTGAACCCTCGATGGCGGGTGCGGCTCGAACAATGTCGTGCGCCGCTTTACACCTTCGAGAAATGACAGCCGCAGCAGCCATGCGTGTTTGATTGCGCCCAGCTGTATCGCGTGTTGAATAAACTGCTCGGCTAGTTTGTATGGTGGGTTGGTAATTAAGCTTGTGACCGGTCGGTGTACCTCCGGCAGCTTGGTTTCCATCAGGAAATCAGTGCCAGCTTTGCAATACCCGTAATCGTTTAGATCGCTGGCAACTACATTATATCCGTGTTTTGTCATCACCTCGGCAATAGCACCATCACCGGCAGCTGGCTCCCATACCACACTGTCGAACCGCTCGTTATCGAGCAACGCTTCGGTTGCTTCCGGCGGTGTCGGATAGAAGTCGTCCTTTTGCCTAGTCTGGGTATTTGACAACGCGCAGCCCCTTCATTTTCGAGTGACCGTCAGACGTGCCGACTTCTATATACCCCTGATCGAGCCACGCATTTAGGTAGTTTTTGGCGGCTCTCGGCGGCATCCCGTATTCCGTTTTGAGCCATCCGAGGAATGATCTGTTTGTGTTGCTGCCGATTGCGAATGGTGTATCGGCTGCCCAGCGTCGTTCGATTTCGGTAAAAATTGCCGTCGTCTGGATCTTGTCAAGTTTCGCACTTGCTTCAAGAATGGTCGCAACTTCATCTGTCCGGTTCTCCAATAGGCCACCTTCGCTGCGGATAAACGTGCTTGTACTCATGTCAGCCTGATCGTTGACCTTGACGATCCCGCCGCACACACTCACGCCCTGCCCTGCTTCAAATCCCATCTTTTGCGCGATAACAATTTCGTCGGCCTCGGGCATATTCCATAGCCCGTAGACCCACCTCGCGCCGTCAACGAGCGCCGTTGTGCCTCTGATCGCCTCACGCGCCTGCATTGATTTGGATATGCTGAACGATCCGTCCTTGCGCATATGATGACTGACCAGCACATTTGCCCCGACTGTTACGCACAATTCTGACATCAATGACCACCAAAACTGCGCAGCAGCTGGGTCGGTGTTGATGTCGGCAGCTGCAAATGCTTGCAGCGGGTCAATGACAACCAGCGCAACGCTTTCCATTGCCACCAGCTGATCGCGTAGGCTCTGAAATATAGGCGTGATGCTGTATTGCCCCATCACATGCTCGATGAACGGCTGCGGCCCACCAGCATCAGGCATCGGTACAACGAATAAATTTTCCGATGCACGATCGCGCAGCGTTTTGTCGGCTATGCTCTCGATCCGTCTGTGCATACTGGCCGCGGAATCCTCCGCACCGAAGAACACAACCTTGCCATTCTTGACGACATTGCCGCCAAACGCTTGCTCGGAGTGCATAGCCTGATCGCCGCCTGCAACCTTCATGCAAAGATCGAGCAGGATAAACGACTTGCCAAGACCGCCTATCGCGGCAACAAGACCAGGAACCCTAGCGGGTAATATGTTTTGGATTAACCATTCCTGATCTGGCGCGTCACCCGCATAGCGGTGCATACCCCAATCAGAAATAAGAAGTGGTGAGGCAGTTGACGCGGGAGCGACCCTCGCTTCACCCGCCTCACCCACACTTGTACTAGCTGTTGGCCGCTTGTCCAAGTGTTTTTCTGAACCCGCGACTACATTTTCGAGTATCCGCAGTTCTTTATTCTTTGCGCGTTTTAGCTGATACCAGCATTTACGCTTAAACAATGCTTCGCCTCGGCCATCATCATCGAGTGATCGGCCACGCGCTTTGACCTTAATGATGTATGTAGGCCACGCATCATCAAATAATTCTTCGACTGTCGGTAGCTTGCCGCGCTGCCCCCACCATGTTCTGATCGTGCCAAGGATCAGCTGCACCATGTAACCTTCGCGGCCATCAACGACATCACCCCACATATTTGTCATGCCGGTGTTCTGCATGGCGTCGCCCGTGCCGGACGGTCTGTCAGCTGCATCGAGCATACTTGCAAGCCATTCCGGCGATTGTTCGATCGGATCGCCGCGTACTACATAATGGTTGCCTGACTTGTGGTTTGATGGGGCAACGACGATAAACCCGCCCTCGCCTCGCGTATCAATTCCTTCGCCCAATGTGTTAGCGCCCGTTGCTACAGTCATGTCAGCTGGCGCTCGATATATGTAATGCCTGCCACCGCTGCCGGTGATTTGCTCTAGTGTTTGCGGCAAATCCTCATTTGCCATGCACAAATCGTCAAGCGATTCGGCGCCCAGCTTGCCCTCGGCCACATCAACATCAACGGCAAACACATTGCCGCTGACCTTGCCAGTGACAACGCCAATGTTGTAATCGCGGTATTGGCCGTCGAACCAGCACGTTAATGTGTCAGTATCAGCGCATACCTTTTGGTAGCGCATCCATCTGCTTGGCGCGGGATGCTTACCAGGAGAAGGGCAATCCTTCCCCTGAGAGCATGAGCAGCTGCCGTCTGGCCTGACGTAGTGAACAGGAACAACGCTAAAGCCCTGTTCTGCCCACCACAATGCCCAGTCTAGCTTGTTGTCAAGCGGATTAGATTTCGTCATCATCGAACACATCATCACTTTTAGCTGCTGGCGCAGCTTCTGTTGTTGATTGTTGCTCGTTGCTTTCAACACTCGGCGCATCGGCAAGCATTTCTTCTGGCCGATCCACCCATTTGACGATTTCGTATTTTGGGTTTCGGGTATTGCCCTTGCCCAATTTCATAGTAGGCGTTTTGTAAATCTGTACGACTGGCACTTTGCCTTTGCCAAATTCAGCTTCACATTCGTTGTAAAGTTTCTGGATAAACATAAGTAAACCAGCACCGCTTGAGCAAAACTCACGCAGCGGCGCATCATCGAACAGTTTTTTCGAGTAAACCTTTACAGAAAAACCCTGTTTGTAATCGTCACCTGGTTTTTCGATTTGCTCATTGACTGACGGAAACGGCTGCCAGTCACGTTGACCAACGGCCAGCATCAGCCACCCCATTTGTATATTCTCGACATCAACGATCATGGGCGCAGGCAACTTGCCCTCGACCATATCAATATCTGTCATTCCACTTTCTTCTGTAGAGCGTGACCACAAATCCTCGTTAGAAGAATAGCGGATAAACGGCATCCCAGTGTTTTCAGCTGCAAGCATTAGCGGCATTTCAGTCTCCTTTAGACATTTTTACGTTTCAATTTTAGGACGGTGAAACGATCCGTCATCGCTGAGTGCGAATTTCCAACTTAAAAATAGTGTCACCTTGCGGCGTAAATAATCAGGGTCAAAGCCAGCAAGCGAACAAACAGTCCTATAATCATCGCTATCACCAAGCAGCCAGTCGATTGCAGCGTTTGCATCGCGGCGCTTATACTTATCTTTGTTGTTCAGCTTCATGCTATCTGTAAGTGCCTGCATAATTACGTTGTACCAAAGCGCCCGTTCTGGGCAGTCAAAGTCACTCTTGTCTGTCTCAAGTTCTCTTTCATAATCTCTATTGCGGGAAGATTGCTTGCGCGATGTCATCCGCGTTTTTCCAATAGAATGTGTCTGGGTTGTGCGGGATGATGTCGTAGATGTCTTGCACGTTGCCGCTAGTGCTTAACACTTTGTCCATAGTTCTAATTGTTTGCTTAAATACGCCCATGTAATAATCGCTGTTTTCCATAGTCAGCCAGACATACGGGTCTTTTTGGCGCGTCAACGCATACAAAAACTTCACTGTTGCCGGCTTGCCAGTCAGCTTTGTCACTGCTTTTTCATAGACTGACGCTTGTATGCCGTGCGACAAACTCCAATCTGACGGGGCTTTTGCTGTAGTTTTAAGGTCAACAACCAGATTATCGTGCTGCGGATACCAGTAATCGAGGAAGCCCAGAGCATCAACGCGGCCACCCTCGCCGTCGCGGAAGCGAATCGGAACCTTAAATCTGTGCTGCGAGTCACCAATGGGCGGTACTTCTGGCTTACCAAGTGGCCGCATCTGCTCAAGCGCGGTGATAACCATCCGCGCCATTGTATCTCTGCGCTTTTCTAATTCTTCGTAACCATTACTGATTTTCATCACTTCGTTGCCGAAATATTCCCAAACCATGTCGATGCACTCTTGGTCTGTTGCATCGTTGTAAACGCCATGATCGACGCCCATTTCAACAGCTTTGCCTTGGACAGCTGGTGCGCCAAACGGAAACCTCTGCTTGCCAAGATACTGAGCAGCCCATGCGTCTGGCGCTTCACGAAACTTGTTTACCTGAGACACACTAATGTGTTTCAAGTTGTGCAACTCAAATCCGTTTTTAATCTCTATCTGCTTGCGATTTTTGTTGGTCGTGATTTTCATTTATTCAACATTTCCTCCAAAAGAAAAGCCGTAATAGGCAATTAAAGAAGCCTCCGCACGGCCATCGTCTTTCTTTCGAGCAAACAGCTGGCTGTAAGCTGGCAGCAATTCCATTGCTCTGGCTCGGCTGCCGTCCTTACCTTCTGGGCAACGCACCGCCTTTTTCCACGTCTGCGGTGTGACGTAATTAATAGGATAACCTAAACCAGCTGCAACACCTAGCACCATGCCGTATGATTTGCCAAAGTTAAACATTGAGGTGACGCCCTGCCCAGTCTCCTC